CGTCGGTACGGGGCGTGACGGCTCCGAGTCGTCGAACGTGCTCGAGACGCCCGACGAGCAGCGTGCGCTGTACGCCTCAGCGGGCGCGATCACGCCTCCGCTCGACCCTGTGTCGCTGGCGCACCTGTTCGAGATGTCGGGCGCGCTGCGCTCCAACATCGACGCCTACGCCACTAACATCGATTCGTTCGGACACCGCTTCGAGCCGCTCATCGACCTCGACGCTGATGACGCGCGCGAGAAGGTGAAGATGGCGATGGTGCAGGAGCGGATGCTGGGCCTCGACTCGAACGGCAATCCGCTCGAGGACGACGGCGACGTGGAGAAGCTGCTGCGCACGCTCGCGCACAAGGCGGACCCCTACAAAGACCGCATCGACGATCCCGGTATCCTGCCTGAGCCGTCTGACGCCGAAGTCGATGCGCGCATGGCATCCCTTCGGCGCGAGTTGATTAGCGAAAGGTTGGCCGCCGAAAAGTTCTTCAACTTCTGCACGGTGGACGAGTCCTTCGAGAAGTTGCGCGTGAAGACGCGGCAAGACCTCGAGACGACCGGCAACGCCTACTGGGAGGTGCTGCGCAATCGCGCGGGCGAGATCGTGCAGTTCAACTACGTACCGGGCTTCACGGTGCGGCTGATGCCCACAGAGCGCGACACGCAGGAAGTGATGATCGACGTACGCGCCACGTTGATCACTCCTGGTCGCGAGCCCGTTCACAAGCGGTTCCGCAAGTTCGTGCAGGTCGCGAACGGCGCCATTCGTGGGCAACAGCTCGTGTGGTTCAAGGAGTTCGGTGATCCGCGCATCTACAGCCACCTCAGCGGGCTGCAGTACGAGAGCATCGACGATCTTCGGCACAGAGAGCCCGAAGCGTCTCCTGCGACGGAAATCATCCACTTCAAGATCCACAACTCGCGCTCGGTGTACGGGATGCCGCGCTGGGTGTCGGAGATGTTGTCTGTGATCGGTTCTCGTCACGCGGACGAGGTGAACCTCGCCTACTTCGAGAACAAGAGCGTGCCGCCGATGGCGATCCTGGTGTCTGGCGGGAGGCTCGTTCAAGACGACGTGACGAAGCTGGAGAACTACGTCAAGAACGAGATTCGAGGAAAGCGCAACTTCCACAAGATAATGATCCTTCAAGCGGAGTCGCCGGAGTTCGGCGCGCAGGGTCTCTCGACTGGCCGCACGAAGATCGAGTTGAAGCCGCTCACGGACGCGCAGAACACCGACGCGCAGTTCTTGAACTATAGAGAGAAGAACACCGACGCCATTGGCTCCGTTTTCCGTCTGCCGCGCCTACTGCGTGGCGACGTTCGCGACTTCAACCGTGCGACGGCGCAGACTTCGATCGAGTTCACGGAGCAGCAGGTGTTTGCTCCGCTTCGTCGCGACTTCGACTACTTCATCAACCGCACGCTTCTTCCAGCGCTCGGCATCAACTACTGGAAGTTCATCTCTCGTGGTCCTGACTTCAGCGACCCCAAGGTGATGCTTGAGGCGATCAACGAGGCAGCCAAGGCGAGCTACCTGACACCCGAGGAACTCCGTACCCTCGCGGCGCGTGGCTTCGGGGTGGAGTTCGCGAAGCTAGACCAGGACTGGGTGACCCGCCCCGTCCAGTTGACCCTTGCGGGCATCTCGACCGGGCAAACGGCGCCTACGGATGCAAGCGCGGCGCGCGACCAAGAGGGCATCATCGACCCGGCTGAGGGCCTGGAGAAGACGGACGACGCCGCTCTACTTGCTCTTGCCAAGGCGTTCGCCAAGCGTGAGTGGGAGTCTCTCGAAGATGAAGAGCCATGAGCACGGTGCGTGCGACTGCGCGCTGACGTGGGGAGCTGCACGCTCTCGGGCGATGAAGCTGCTCAAGTCGCGGACGGCGATCCAAAAGGCGAGCAATCCTCTCGACGAGGACGAGTTCCTGCTGATCGTTCAGGAACTCGCCCAGCGTCTCTCCAAGATCACCGCCAAGGTTCAGCGCGGGCACATCATCGCCGCCCTGCGTGCGATGCGTTTCGATTACACGCGGCTCACGGGTGCAGAGGTGGCGCAGGTTGCTCGGGCCGTTAGCGTGGCGCTAAGTGCTATCCCACAAGAGGCGTTGCCGCAGATCGCAGACACCATGTTGGTGACCGTGTCGAGAACGATTCTCGACACGCGCATCGCTGCGGCAGCGATCTTCTCGTGGGACATCCGTACCTCGTTCACCGCCGTGGATGAGAGGATGACCAAAGTTCTTGGCAACATCTCGACGTGGGTGCTGGATGAATACGGTCGGCGGCAAAGCATCGTGACAGGCGGCATCGCCGACACGATCAACCGCGGGATCGCGCGCGGTCTTCGCAACGAAGACATCACGCGAGAACTGAAGGCCCTCACCCTCGGGCAGTACAGCAAGCCGCGGTCCGATCGGTACTGGCATATTGTCGCCACGAACGCTGTGAACCGCGCGCGTATGTGGGGGCATCTCAGCTCGATGGATGAAGCCGGTGTCGTGAACTACCAGTTCGAGGCAGTTCTTGACGAGAGGACAACGGACCAGTGCCGCACGCTTCATGGCACGATCTTCCCCGTCAAGGACGGCCTTCAGGCGTACGCGCGACTTGCTGCCGCACAGGAGGCGGGAGACACCACGGCGGTGGAGCGCGTGTTCCCGTTCGTGCGGTCGCGAACTCTTCCAAACGGGGAAAAAGAGCTGTACGTCCCATCGGGGAACGGCGGTGAGACGCGCGTTGCTACAGTCGTTCGGTCTGGGATGGGGCGGGCGGACGACACCGGCTCGGTTCGTGACATGCTGAGTCCTGCGCAGTTGGCAGACATCGGCGCCTTCATGCCGCCGCTTCACATGTCTTGCCGCTCTACGATCGTTCCCGTGTTCAACGACAGCGGAGTCCCCGAATGAGCGCGTTCCTCGAAATGCTTGATCTCGACGCGCGTGCGCGCGCCGTCGATGCCATCACCGCGGCGATCGAAAGATCATTCCTCGAAGATCAATCGCGGCAAACGCAAAGCGAGATCAAGCGCAGGTTCAACATCTGCCTCGGCCTTGTCGGAGAGATGCGCACCGACCTGCACTGGTCGTGGCAACGGATCACGGATACGCTACCCACAGCGCTTCGCTCCAAACTGGACGGCGCCTCATGGTCCCCCTCAACCCGCACGGCTTGGTCGCACGACGAGGCCAGCGGGTTGTTCCTCCCGCCTTCCGTCAAGTAGGCTGATCACAGGAGCCTCTCGATGCCCGCCATCACCGACACCCTCGCCGCCATCGGCACGGAGCTCGCCGGGCTCCTGCCCGCCGACTCCGACACCCGCGCGATGACTCTCACCGAGGTCATCGACTACTGCAAGAGCCAGATCGACCTCGCGAAGGCCGACACCGACCCCGCGCCGCGTATCGCTGCGCTCTCCGCCGTAGTGGCCCTCGCCAAGGCGTACTCGTGGGAAACCTCCAGCACGATGACCGTGCCGGTGTTTTCGGGCGAGCTGAGCGTGAACGCGCAATCGGCCGCTGCCGAGCGCATCGCCGAACACCCCGGCAAGTCGCTGCCGACCGCTCCCGGCACGCAGGCGTCGCCCTCGAGCGGCGCGTTCGAGAGCAACGCTGGCCCGACCGGCCCGGTGGGCAACACCGTGCGGCCCGCCGCCAGCTACATGCCTCCGGCTTCTCCGCATTCGACTCCCGCCGCGAACGCGATGGGCTTCGTCGCCAAGGCTGCCGAGGTTCTCGCGAAATCGGGTGACGCTGCCATGCTCAACGAGCTGAAGGCGATCCTCGACGGCGAGGCCAAGCCGGGCGACGGCGAGGAGATGAAGGACAACGTGCGCAAGGACGACGGCTGGCCCGCCGATCTCGCCACCAAGACCTTCCTCGAGGGCAAGAACGAGATCCCGACCGAGGACGACTTCGGCCCCGACCCCCACAACCTTCGTCGCGGCAAGGTCATCCTCGACTGATGCGCGCCCGCGTTCGCAAGGACGATGCTCAACCCACGGTGCGGCAGCCTGCCGTGCCGTGGGTTCTTCGTGCGGCCGCAACGCTGCCGCGCGGTGAGCGCGTGTCGAACCCACTCCTCGGCGAGGACGTGGCTGGCACGTACGCTGTGATCGACCTTGCCGCCGACGAGGACGCCACGCTCGATGATGCGCGCGACCTTGCCGCGCTGGCGAAGGGCGCGTTGCTCGTGTGCGACGCCTCGCCCGACGTGATCGCAGATGCAGGCTTCGAGCCGTTCCTGATCGCCGACAGCGACCTCACGTTCGGGGCTACGTACACGCTGCCCGATGCACCGTGGCTTGACGCACCGTGGCTCGCGAAGGCGAAAGACGAGCCGAGCACGCTTGCTGATCCTGACGAGCGCCGCACGGGCAGCCGCGTCAACGAGCCGGGCTCGGCAGGGTCGGCTTCGAGCGGTGCGGGCATCAAGCTCACCGAGGCCGTCGAGAACGCGCTCAAGACCAAGGTGTCCGAGCACAACGACAAGCACGGCGACAGCGAAGGCAAGCGCGTCACGCTCGGTCAGCTCAAGGCAGTGTGGCGTCGCGGGGCGGGTGCGTTCAGCACGTCGCATCGCCCGAGCCAGAACCGCCAGTCGTGGGCGATGGCGCGTGTGAACGCCTACCTGAAGCTCGTCGCGTCGGGCAAGCCGAGCAATCCCAACTACGTGCAGGACAACGACCTGCTGCCCGAGGATCACCCGCGCTCGACTCGTAAGGCTGCGGTGTCCAAGGCGGGCAAGTACGATCACATCGACTTCAAGCCGCCCGCCGGTGTCGCAGCAGCTGCTGCGAAGGGGCTCGAGTTTCGCCGCAAGGGCGGCGGCGGCGGGCTCACGCCGAGCGAGGCCAGCGCGCAAGGCATCGGCTCGGGCGTCGCACGAGCAGCGTCGTTGAAGAACCGGCAGAAGCAAAGCCCCAAGACGGTGCGGCGCATGGCGGCCTTCTTCAGCCGCCACGAAAAGAACTCGACGATCGACCCGAAGTACAAGAGCGAGCCGTGGCGCGATCGCGGCTACGTCGCGTGGCTGCTATGGGGCGGTGACCCCGGTCGTGCGTGGGCGGACAAAGTCGTGGCGCAGATGAACGCTGCGGACGAGAAGGCCGAGAAGGCGATGCCCGTGCTCAAGCCGTTCGCAGGCTTCGAGGATTTCGGCGCGTGCGTCGCTTCGATGCGCGCACAGGGTCACGATGACGAATCCGCGCGTGCGATATGCGGTCGCCTGCAAGCGGACGATCCTGCGCACAAGGCTGATCTCGCCATCGCGCCGGGCAGTGCTGGCGCACTCGCACCTGAGCAGAATGATCGACTTCGGCGCGTACGTACGAAGGCAACGAACGAGGTCGCACTGATCAAGGTCGATGCGCCCGACACCGACGAACGCTACATCCTCGGCGTGGTGCTCGAGCCCGATGAGGTCGATTCGCAGGGCGACATGATCAGTGCTGAGGAAATCCGCGACGCTGCGCACAGGTATATGCAGACGCACGGCAACGTAGGACTGCAGCACCAGACCTTCGTGAACGACAAGATCAAGATCCTCGAGTCGTACATCGCGCCCGTGGGTTTCGAGATCGGTGGGCAGAAGGTCAAGCAAGGCACGTGGCTGATGGCTTTCCGAGTGCTCGACGACAGCATCTGGAAAGCGATCAAGTCGGGGCTCCTGACCGGGCTCTCGATCGGCGGCACTGGCTTGCGCATGGCCGTCCCTTGACGCACCCGCGCAACGCCGAGCAGAATGTAGTCGAACATGCCCGACGAAAAGCGATACGTGCTTGAAGACCTCGAAGTCAAAGAGGTCAGCGTCGTCGATCGCGGCGCGAACAAGCGCGTGCTGCTCGTGGTGAAGAACGAGAACGGAGATCCCATGCCGACCAACGAGACCGCCACCGAGACTGCCGCGACCGAGTCCGATCCTGTGGTCGAGGCTCAGGCGGAGAAGGCGAAGGACACCACCGAGTTGATCGTCGGGCTGCCCGCGGACATGCGCGACGCCATGGCGAAGATGCTCACCGAGGTGTCGTCTCGCGTGGGCATTCTCGGCGAGGCCGTGAAGGCAGCCACCGACGGGGAGGGTGGCGTCACCGACAAGTTCAAGAACGAGGTGATGGGTCTGTCGAACGCGCTGCGCATGATCGCTGGCGCGGAAAAGGCCGACGACATCGCTTCCGTCGAGAAGGGCGTGCTGATGGCGCCCCCGACCCCGATGGCGCAGAGTTTCGACTTCAGCGCCTCCCCGGAGTACGTGATGACCGCCGAGGGGCCGGTGATGAAGATGCCCGAGGCGGTGATGAAGTACATGGCGTGCAAATACGCCATGGAGCAGATGTACCAGGCCGAAAGCATGCTCGCGAAGGAGGACTACGCGGGCTGCTGCATGTGCGTGTTCGCCTGTCTGAAGGCGATCGGCCCCTTCGTCCCCGATGGTGGTGGAATGCCGCAACAGATGATGCAGGCGATGAAGCAGTACGCCTACAACCAGCCGCAGCCGAGCATCGCTGCCGGTGTGCCCGACGCGCAGATGCCCACGCACATGGAGCAGCCCGGCAGCGGCACCGCGCCCGCGGACGAGCTCGCGAAGGCCGGCCGCAAAATCGCGGGCGAGAAGCTGACCAAGCTCGAGGAGCTTCTCGCGCAACTTTCCGGTGTGGTCGCCGAGCTGCGCCCCACCGAGACCACCAAGTCCGAGAGCGCCGACGCGGCGAACCTCAAGGACAAGATCATCGCTCTCGCCAAGTTGGCGAAGGCGCAGCAGGCCACGATCGATCGGATGAATGCGACGCGGCCCACCGGCCACGCGCTTCCCTACGTCGAGGCCGACGACAACTCCCCGGCGGGCAAGGTACTCTGGCCCGACGACCTGAACGATCTGTCTGACTCCGACCTCTGATGGTCGGCCACCCCACGCTTCGAGAGGAATCCCCCATGCCCGCAGGTCTCACCGACAATCGCAGCATCCTCCAGAAGGCCGACCTCCAGCTTTCGGACCTTCTGACGGATGGTGGTCTGCTCGTTCCCGAGCAGGCCCAGCGCTTCCTTCGCATCCTGATCCGCCGCAGCGTGATCATGGCGATGTCCACCGTCGAGCCGATGCGCTCGCCCACCAAGGAGATCAACAAGACTCGCTTCGCGACTCGCATCCTCCGCGCCGGCCAGTCCGGTGTGGCGCTGTCGGCCGCCGAGCGGAGCAAGATCGATCTCTCGCAGACCGTCCTGAACAGCAAGCTGTTCAAGGCCGAGGTCCGCCTGAACAACGAGGTGCTCGAAGACAGCATCGAGCGCGGCAACCTCCGCAACACCGTCATGCAGCTGATGACCACCGCCGTGTCGCGTGACATGGAGGACATCCTGGTCAACGGCGACACCACCAACCCCGACCCGTTCTTCTCGCAGTTCGACGGCATCCTCCGTCAAGCCGTGTCGAACATCGTGGACGCTGGCGGCGTGAAGCTGAACAAGGCGATCCTTCGCGATCTCCAGAAGGTGCTGCCCACCGAGTTCCTCGTGAACAAGCTGGACATGCGCTACCTGACCAACGTGGACGCGGACATCGACTACCGCGACACCCTGGCCGATCGCGCAACGCCCGGCGGCGACTCGGCGCTCGGCGCGATGGCGAACAGCGAGGCTGTGGTCGGCTACACCGGCGTGCCCGTCGTGCCGGTGCCGCTGTTC